CCTGAAAAGGAGTTTATGACACAGCGTATTGCAACTCCAGATGTACATCCTACTATCCAGTTTATTGAAAAGATTACAGGCTTAACTTTTGATGAAGAAGATTGGTTAGGCACAACAGGTAAGAAGAATGACCCTGACGGAGCATTTGAAAAGAATAGCTCAGGTGACTTAGACTTAAACACAGATGCAAACAAGGTAAGCAAAGAAGAATTAATTGCTAAACTAAGTTCTTGGTTAAAAAGTCAAGGTGTACCTGAAGATCAAATTATGAATATAGGAAGAAAGAAACAAGATGGTTGGATCCATAATGCCGGCGATCAAGTTCACTTCCGTACTCCTATTGATGGAACCGATCAAAAAGGATTTGTTCAAACAGACTTTATGTTTACTCTTAAGCCAGACTTCCAACGTGGAGCCAAGCGCGGCGGCACAGATGAGTATGGTGGTGCATTGAGAGCAATGCTATTAGCAAGCCTAGCAAGAGGACGAGGATTTAAGATGAGTCCTAAGTTTGGTATACTTGATCCTAACAAAGGTGATGCTGTGATAGCCGATGATTGGGCAAAAGGTATTCCAGAAATATTATTAGGTAAAGGCGCAACTGAAGAAGATACCCACACTGTTGAAAGTATGATTGCGTTCTTGAGAAAGAACGAACCTAACTACGAAGAACTTATATCACAGTTTGAATATCAACTAGAAAAAGCAGGTAAGAAACTTCCTGAAAGTGAAGAAGACAAACAACTAGATAGAATAAAAGAACTAGCAGGACTTAATCTTAACAGTGTGAGAATGATATGAGATTTTACGAATTTGTAAATAATTCTAAATCTATGTTAACCGAAGGTGCTCGTATTGATCATGCTGAAGATATAATTTTTGATGATGGTTCTAAAGGAGCCATACGTGCAATAGAATCTCTTAAGAAACTAGAGCAAGGAGGACACGAAAATGTCACTATCAAATGGGATGGATCTCCCGCTATCGTTTTTGGCCGCAATGAAAATGGAGAGTTTGTACTTACAGACAAATCAGGATTCGTTAAAAAAGGCGGAGTCGAACGAGCAACTAGTGGAGATGACCTTGAACAAATGCTCCTCGGCCGTAGTGGTGGAGCGAATAGAGATAAGCCGGACCGCATAGAATTTGCTAACAACATGAATGATATTTTTGATGAATATCAAAAAGCAACACCTAAAGACTTTCGAGGTTACTTAATGGGTGACTTGTTATATTATAACACACCCGAAATTAAAAACGGCAAATATATCTTCACACCTAACATTGTAACATATGAAGTTGCAACAGAAAGTGATATAGGAAAACGTATAGCACAATCAAAAACTGGTGTTGTGGTACACAGATTATTAGACGAAGAAGGAAACCAATCTCCAGTTCCGCAAAATCTAGCAATGCTAGGCACTGAAGTTTTTATCTTCCCAAGCGTAACAGTTTCTAAGGCAGCAACTATTGACGACAACGATATTAACACATTAAAAGCAACTGTGGCAAAAGATGCACAGGCAATTGATTCATTACTGAACAAACAAGAACTTATACAATTAAAAATGACAGACCTACCTAAAATATTTTATACATATCTCAACAGCACTGTGGACTCAGGTACCACAGATTATGCAAATGGATTTATGGCCTGGCTAAAGACTAGTAAGGTTAGTGGAGTGAAGCAACAACGTATTGCTGAATATGTAGGACAAAAGAGTGCAGGATACAATGCAATGTGGAATACAGTAGCAGGTATCATGCAACTAAAAGACAAAATTATAAACCAATTCGACTCACACGATGCAGATGTAAAAGCACACATTGGTAACCATGGACCTGTTGATAGCTCAGCACACGGTGATGGTGGCGAAGGTTATGTAATGACACACCCTGAAGGTGATATAAAATTAGTATCTAGAGGATACTTTACTAAAGCAAACAGATCAATCAAACGTTAGGAGAGAACAAATGAAAATGAAAGATATTGTTAAAGAAGGAACACTAGACGACTTAGGTCTTAGAGGACACGGGGACGAGCTAGATAATGATGAAAAAGATCTTGGTAAGGGGTTTACCAACGATAACATATTTGACCAATTAGGAGCAATACTTGACACACGTACAGGTGACGATCCAATTTCATCAGTAAAGACTGACGATGGTAAAGAACTTAAAGTTACACCTCAGCAAGCAGTAACCTTACGTAGACTTCTTACAGCAGAAGGTATGAAGCCGCAACTAAAATTACGTTTTACAAAAGATATACAGATGAGTAATAACTTACACGACTTCTTAGATGTACATCCAGATAAGATGTCACAGGTGTTTATGAAAAAGTATATGTAATATGCAATTAGATTTTTTACAGCAACTCGAAGAAGCAAGAATGACACGTAATGATCAAAGCGTAAAAGTTTTGACATATGCAGATTGTTGTGAAAGGCTATATCTAACACTATTAATATTAGAACTACTAAAAAACTTTCCAAATGCAACAAGTGTTGTGCGTGATTATGCTCGTAAAACTCTTGACGTTAAGTACGAACGTTTCAAAATGAATAGTACAGACTTGTATAACTTCATATACTTTGTTACTGGCGACGAACGTGCATTAGGCAAGCTAAAAGATCCTGGAGCTGCAATGCGTTCAAGACGATCAACAACTCTCCCGTTAGATGGTTTGAAAGCATATCTAAGATCTATCAGCAGTGGATCAACACCTAATCCTACACAGCTATTTGTAAGATTAGAGAACGTTCTAAACGTAAGTAATGCAGACTATAAAACAATTAGACGCAACGTAACAAATTGGAGTCAGCTTACTAATGACAAAAGACGAGTTATTGTAACTAAACTTCTGTATGCAACTAGAGCCAAACTAAGAAGTAGTGATATAATAGACGACCTAGAAAAATTTGCTAGCCAGCGTGATCTAGAAAGCAACTGGGTAAAAGATAACGAACCTACTATAAGTATGCCGGACATGAGTGCCGCTAGTAGAGATTATGTGTTCTATAGATATCTTGTAGGACCTGAAAATATTATGCTTGTCAAAGGTTTTTTACAACTAATGGCAGAAGGCAAACCTATACCAAGTAATATGGTAAGAGCTATGAGACCAGCAGTAAAAGCACTAGATGACATTGTTAGAGCAGGCCCTGCCTACATAAGTATGTTTAGATCCATCCAAAATCGAGCCAAAAAGACCTTAAAGTAGGGTATTTTTGCCTATAGACTAAATACAAAGTAGGGAAACGAATAAACGTTTCTTTGAAACTCTCCGGAGCGGAGAGTGCTATTTAGAACAGGAGAAATAAAATGGCAACATTCACAAGAGTAAACCCAGTAGCGGGAGCAGGATCAGGTTATGATCACGGCGAAAACTACAGCACATCACAGATCACAGCTATCGAAATCGATGCTGGTGCATCACTAGCGGCAAAAGACGGAATCGGCGGATGCATCGAAGCAATCGTACGTGAGTTTTCACCACTTATGTATGTATCAACTGGTACAGCTGGTAAAATCTTTGCAATCATCGACGGACATCATTCAGATGCAGCGTCTTTGACAGCTAGACATCAAGCATTAGGAACAGTAGACGGTATTGATTTATCAGCACAAGTTGTTCTTATTCGTGACTTGGATGCATTCGACGCAACCTAAGTTTTAATTAACTTAATACTAAAGGGTTCAGTTTTCACTGGACCCTTTTTTTATCTCTGTAAATATAGTCATGCGTGTAATTATAACAACAGTAATTGATATTACAGAAACTAATGCAAGGAAGCACGACGATAGTTTATTGCAACAACAGCAAGCAAATTATCTTACGGTCTTACAAACAGTAGGACTGAGAGTGCAATTAAAACCTATAGAATGTAAAACATATGTAGGCGATGTAAGTAGTTTCGGGTTTGGATCTAGCATACAAGACAAACAGAGATATTGGACATTTGAATTTACATATGATCAAGAAGGTGCTATTACAACAGACACGCTGGCCGATGACTTTGATCTTGTTCCTATTATTACAGGATTAAAAGACACAGTTAATATTACAAATAGTGCATTTAGGACAAATCATAGGACAGATTGTAATATTATTTTTAAACTGTCTGATAATTAATAGTGCAGGCTTTGATAAATAATTACAATAAGGCATACATTACATCTCACTTAGGTATTCATAGATCCCTTGCACAACAGAGCAACAGAGAGAAATAAAATGGCAACAGCCTTAGAAAAAAAGAACTTAGAAGCACATGTTGACTTATGTCAACAGAGATATGAAAACTTAGAAAGCCGC